TCAAATCTCCAACCTGTGATTCACCTTCAACGAAGTCAACCTTGTTGCCATCGGCTTTATTGCAAATAAATATGTTCATCGAATAACCCCTCCATTGGCTGTCAATTCGTTTCCTATCGATCCTGCGGGCTGTGTACCCTGTTTGCTTATTACAGCTCCATTGGTGGAGTTGAGTCCATAGCTTGGCGGTGTACCTGTGTCATCATTATTGTTAGAGTGCACGAACCCTGTGTTTACCCTGATCATTCGACGGATATTACTGCCATAATTACTAATAGCCCTAACAGACCCGCACAAGTCGAAAAGCATGCCGCTGCCGTCGGCTGCAAAGTCTCCAAATACAAAGTTGTATCTGGCATATATCGCCCCTGAATTCAAACCATTTATTGGTTTGTTGTTACCGGCACTGGTAATAACACCTATTTTCAACTTATCCACGTAAACAGTTCCTGGATTTTCACTAATGACTATAGCATCACCAGAGGCGGAATTGATAGTTACTGACTGGCTGGCGTTAAGGCCGCTAGGGTCTGCCGGATTGCCTTGGATATTAGTGCGATACGTAAATCCAGTAAAAAGTAGTTGGCCGGTTTCGTTGTGCGTACCGTCTTCAAACTGGAATGTTACTGCAACCCCCGGTAATCCTGTACGTGGAACTGCATCAATTTTAGCCTGTTTATCAGCTGTTGAATCTGAAACAAACAAGTTCACTGTTTCAGAAACTTGTTGAATTAAGTTATCTCCTGTCAACCAAGCCATAGTACTACCTCGAAATAACGTTACATTCTGCAACTACTATTTGATTAGCACCGCCTGTTTCAGTCAATAAAATTGTAAACTGCGTACAAAGTGGCAACGAAAACGAAATTAAATAATTACCTGCAACTAATCCAGTTTCAATTTCAGGAACGATTGTTACATAGTCAACACCATCATTACCAGAGCATTTAGCTTGTGCTTTCAACGTACCATTACCAGTAAGTTTCAACCATAAATTAAATTCACCATTTCGCCCAACGTTGTTTCCTTTTGCAATTTTAGGACCAAAAACAAGCGGGGCTGAACTGTTTTCAAGTGTTCCACTTGCTGCAATTGTTTCAGCTGTAAAAATTTTACTATTATAAATAGGATCTTTCATGGATACACCTTAAGAAAAAAGGGGCCCGAAAGCCCCATTGATTACTATGCGTTAGGTTGCCAGTCTGCTGGCTTGCCTGTTTCTTCTTTTGCAGGTTCTTCGTTCTTTTCAGCTTCAGTCAGTGATTCAAGATACTTTTCAATATCCGATTTCACAAAACCTTTTGAACCTGTTGGCTTAATAGTCTTTAACACTTCATCAGAGATTTTATTCTCTTTGATAAGCGCTCTTGCACCGTCGGAAATGTCGGGCAAGTCATGACTATTGACTTCGTTGTTCTCCCGCTTTGCCTTTTTTTCGTCCGCTGTTCGCTTTCTTTCAACTTTGAATTGCTTCAAAGCCTTTTCTGCCGTCGGGTACTTCTTTGCATATGCGGCGGGAACTTCACCGGCTACGCCGTCGCAATCTTCAAGAGCATTTGTATCAACAATGAAGTCAACATTGCGAAACGCAACATTAGTACCTAAACCGTCGGCAATGTCATACGCTTCATCACTTGGCAACGTGCCTTTGATAAAATAAAGAATTTTAGGGGATCTCATTTTTGGTCAGCTCCAACTTAGTTTTAGTTTTTACGCGGGTACTACAATAGTCGTTGTTGACAGTTCAGTCTTACCAACTGCGTAAGTGTGGGTAGCTGTGATTGTGCATGATCCTTCAGCAACACCAGTTACTTCGCCAGCGGCATCAACAGTTGCAACAGCTTCGTCGTCACTTGCATATGTGGTGTCAACTGCCGTTGTATCAGTTATGGTAAGATTCAACAGATCTTCACCAGTAACTTTAACAACCTGTAGTTGTTGCGTTGCAGCAGCAGCTAGCGAAGCGACAGCAGCGGGGATATTAACTTGTTCAAGCGGCCTATCTTCATCAACTTCACCATATTCAGTAATGGCATCATATGCAGTTGGAATTGTACCCGCTGCTAAATCAATAGATTCAAGATTAGGATCAAACGTTGTGTCTTTTTCGCCGTTACGAATACCGATTTCAGTAAACGCCAAAGCATTCAATGCATTAAGCCGATCGATTTCAGCTTGTTCAGCAACCGTAGGAGTTGCACCAACTGTGAAAAAAAGTATTTTAGTACTCATAATAAAACCTCAAATGAAAAAAAATTGAAACTGAGAGAGAAACCAACACCTGCTAATGTTAAACAGGTGTTGGTCCCGCCGACCAATTTATTGAGTGTCGAGGATGACACCTGCAATGTCTTTGTTGGAACTCGCGTACTTATCCCAGTTGGTAGAAACTGCAAGTGCAGCATCATTCGGCGAGTGACCGCCGTTGGCTTTGTCCCAAGCAAAACCCTTAACACCGACGTTGTAGGTCCATTCTGATTGAATAGTACGAAGAATGTTTTCGTCACCGTTAGAGGTTTCAATGTTAGAATCAAAGTCATTGTTCTGACCAACTACACAAGCACCGGCAACCAAACCAAGACTATGGTATTCGTCTGGCGTCGGAGTTGTGGCGATCAATGCAGGCGAGTCTGTGATAACAAACAGCCGTCCAAATGGGTCAGAAACAATGTTAATCGATTCAAACTTGAACAAACGTTCAGCATTCGTCAAGTTATCAACCCATAGGTCAGTCATAACCTTAGAATGCATAATCCAAGCAATGATTGAGCTTTGACGATCACCAAACAAACCAGCAGCTTGTGTTAATAGAGTAGGGTCAATTGTTCCAGCCGTACCGTCTTTGATAATAGCAGCAACACCACTCAACGCGGCATATGTTACCGAAATGGCACTGTTCAACATGTCTTGAACCAAAGCTTTTGCAAGCTGTTGACCGTAGACTGCACCTTGCTCTTCAGGTTGACGTTGAATCCAGTTCATTTGGCCTGGCGGAATGTTAACAGGCGGCGTTCCAGCAGCAACCTTAACCGACGTATCAAGCAAGTGTTCAAGGTCTTTTGCCGCTACAGCACCAGAACCATAAGCATTACGCCGACGAACGAGATCAGACACGTTTTTCCAGAATGCCGAATCTGAATAATCGCCTTGATGGGCAGTGCCTTGAAGTGTGATAGTACCACGACTTGCAGCGTTAAAAAGCTGAATTTGCTGATCAACAACTTCAGTCATCGAAAGGTAAGCGTATTCGTTGAATACTTGAAGATCTGAAAGGGCCATTGTGAATTACTCCTGTGCTTTATTGGCTTTGATACGTTCTACCAGTTGACTACCAGTAGCTTTAGATAAATCTGTGTCATCGCCTGAAGAAGCACTGCCCTTCGGGAGCTTATCATTTCCAGCAGTACCACTACCGGACGCTTTACTACCAGTTATTATACTTGCAAAATCTTTATTTGCAACAAACTCTTGCTCTAATTCTGCAACAGTCAAAGCTGAAACTTTCCCATCAGAATCAAGTACTTTAGTAACCGGTGTATCAGCTTCCAAGTCAGTTGCCAAACGAGCTTTAATGTGGGGAAGTAGCAAAGCAGAATTACCGGGTGTTGCAATCTTAGTCGCTATCTCTAAAGCTTTTGCATCAACAAGCGAACTGTGAATAAACTTGTCTTTTGCTGCAAGTTTTTCCTGATGTTCTTTGTCTTTCTTTTCGTCTTTTTCTTTCCAAGACTTTTCTAAAGTTTCAATATCGCCGCGTTTTTTCGCGTCATTATCTTGCAAATCGTCAAGCTCTTGTTGCGCTTCTTTTAGCTTTTTCTCAGCTTCGCGGCGTTTTTGCGCCTCGCGATCCTTAGCACGTTTTAGAGCCCCTGTGTCTTCATCGCCTTCAATGTCAAGTACATATTCGTCATCTTTTTCAACATACTCAGCTTTAATAGCTTTTGGAAGTTTATCAAAAACTTCTTTCGTAATTTTCTTTTGTAATGCCATAGGTACTACCTCGTTTTTGTTTTAGCCAAACACTGTTCAGCTGTTGTTTGTTATGCCCACACTAAGCAGGCGGATTGTCATCATTTTGGGAATCGTCGTTTTCGGGTTCTTCTTTAATTGGCGGGTTTTTCGCAATCTCTTTTTGCGATACATCGTCATCTTGAGTTGCAACACCAACTTTACGCAAACTGTCACGCATTTCAGTATAAGAAATAGCTTCAGCTTGCCATTCTGCGATTAGTTGCTCTCTGTCTTTAGCACTTAACTTTGAAATATCAAAATCAGTGTTTAATTGAAATTCAATTCCTTCAGTCGGAGCACCGATAAACATTGCGCACCATTTTAACGCTCTTGCATATGCCGCACTTACGTTATCTGCTACCATTCCTAAAACCGAAGTTTCAGCAGAAGTTTCTAGTTTTGCTTCTGTTGCAGTACGCTCAACTTCTCTTTGTTCTACTAGCTTTGCCCCAAGGGCTACCATTTGCCGTTCTTTGTGCTGCATAGCCTCGTGAGGCATCGTATTAGGTTCAGCCTGCAACAGACCCGCTTCAGCCCCTACGGGCAAAGGAATTGCACCTCTTGAGCCCAATGGGATAACGCCATTAAGAACTTTATTTACCCATTCTTCAGTCAAACCACTAAACCAAGGTGTAGGTTGTCCAACTATATAGCACGATTCTTCGTAGTCAGCTGAATTACGATAATGGGCAATGTTCAATGATGCTAAATCATACATTGGAGGATTGTCAATTTCAGAGTCGTTGTTTTCCGCACCAATAAAGTCAAATGGAATTTCATTTAAAGGTGAACCGCTTGCATCAGTAGGTATGTAAGTTTCAAGTATACTGAAACCATTTTTATCGTTTGATCGCCATATGTCAACACTATATACATCAGTACTTGGACTTTCGTCGTTTTCCTGATCTTCAACACTACCTAACTTCAAAACCCTGTATTGGGGTTCTTCCTTTACTTCAAAACCATCGTCAGCGACTTCATACGTTTCTTGAAGAACAATTAAAGAATATAGTGTTTTAGCGCCTCTTGTTTTAGTTCTCCAGTTTATTATATTTTCAGCGTCATAACGTGTAATAGTAGGTCTAACGTCACCTTTGTCCAATTCTTCTTTAGTTACTATACCTTTAGTTACTGGATAGTCAGTAAATAAACCCGCTCTGCCTTTTGACGTCACTTGTGCATCTGACTTTTGCGCCGATTGAATTAAAGTAACGCCTTCACCATCAGCATTTGCAACAACTATATCGAGTGTAGATGGAACTTTAACAATAGGTTCTCTCATGAAAACTTGACCGACTAAACCACGCAAAGTTCTAGCAGTTACATTATAAAAAACAGCTCTAAATAAATAAGCTGTATAACGAGCTTCATTCGCATCGCTAATGTCTGCTGCATTGGGTTTAGGTAAATAAGTTGTAGTGCGCTTTTTTACTTGTACTTCACCGTCTAAACAATCTTGAATTGTTCTATAAAGTACAAGCATCTTTTTTAATGCAGGTCGGACCCATTTTACATTTGCTGTTCCAGCCATTTTACTTATTCCTTAAGTTGGATGTGTAACCTTAATTGACGTTGCTAGTCTATTACTACCTTTCAAAACTCTATATCTAACCATATCATAACAATGATCTTCTGAGTCTGTATCTACATCATCAATTTTAACATCATCGCGAGGTAACGACGGTAATGTTTCAATTGATCCTATACAGTTACTCATAAAGTATATACCTGCGCCTTCTTTGCGGTTCGATGCTTCAAGCATATCCCTTAACAATTGCAACCCATTCTTTCTTGAACCGGGTGATTTATCACTTTTTGCCCAACGTACACCTTTATCAGCCATTTTCTTTTCAATGCTGTCAACGTCTGTTTCTCTAACGTCGCTTATCTGGTTGTCAGCTGGACCGGGCCAAGGTTGAGAAGGTATCCAAGGTCTCAGTGCAGGCTTACCTTCATCATCAATAACATGAACAAGATTAGACATTAATTCAATTTCACGCGCTATAATGCCTTCTGCAACATCTAATGCACTTAGTTTTAAACCTTTGTTTGAACCTATTTCTTTGGTTCCGTACCATTCTGCAATTTGGATCAATGTACCGGGAGGGGGACAAAATGTCAAGCCATCCTCTAAAGTTGCTTCTTCGCCATTTGCTTCAGCCCACCAGCCCACACTAAACGGATGTGTTGAGCCCCAATCAAACGAACGATCAACGCGCCAACTTGAGGGAATGGGGAACCGAGGTAGTATGTGTGTGTTCTTCTTCCAAAGGTCATCTAATGCGCCTCCTGCTGTAACATCCCAATCGCCATGCAACCAAGCTCGTTTTAAGTTTGGGTTGCTATCGGTCAACCTGTCAAGCTCTGCTATGTATTCAGCGCTCAAATATATGTTTTCTCGATACGATCCAAAGATAGCGACTTGTGTTCTAGTAACTTCGACATCTTGTTGTGATTTAGGATCAAATACAATTGTTGTTCGCCTAACCACTTCACCATTTTTAGCAACGTTTATAAAACGACGTTTAACCCAATTGTGTCCCGGTCCGCTAGGGTTTGTTGTGCTGAATACTTCAAGGGGTATTTCAGGTAAAGGTCTACCGTCGTGTGTATTATATTTGCCTGTCCATTTGCCTTTGACGTCTAGCTGCTTTGGTGTATCCCGTTCAGGTGTAAACGAGGAACGGTTTGTAGACATAAGTTTATCATACAATTCAGCTGTAGGTTGTTTAGTTAATTCGTTCCAACCTAAGAACGGATATTCATGACCATGAAAGCTGTCATAATCTGCAATCTTCTTTACATGCCTAAATAGTAATTGTTCACCAGTAGGCCAAACCCATTTGTATTCACTTGCTGATTCAAGGAACTTCGCACCGTCGTCAAATGCACCAAAGAAACGCTTGGACTGTGCAACCAAGTCAGATAAGTTTTTAAATTCTCTATCGAATATAACACCACGCCAAAACGATCCGTAACCCAAACCAACACGACGCCTAAAGCGCATTAGTTGTGTAATAGTTTTTCCCGGTCCTCTTGTGCCATGATACAACGTATGATGACAACGTGTATCAACTGCGAATTGTTGAGAAGTCCCCTCTATAGCCTGCCAAATTATGTTTGGGTCAGATATGCCCCTATTCTTTAACTCTATTAAAAGCTTTTCATCAAGTGCTGCTGACATCTATCAAAGCCGCTTGTTGTTTTCTTAAACCTTCTTCCCATTCGGAGTCACTACCGTTTTCTTTAATTATCATAACATTGTTTTGAACTTTATTGCTTAAATCAATGTTAGTTTGTTGAATAGGCTTTTGCACAAAACCCCTTATGTCTGCATACAGTTTTGCAACCTTAACATAGTCTTCTGTTGCAATCCATGCATGATGCATCTTATCCAACAACTCTCTTGCAAACTCTGCTTTTGTGGGTAAGAAAGCATCTTCACCACCTTCATTCAAAAGTTCTGTTTGCGCTGCCTTGACTACTTCATCTTTCGGCCATTCCATCGCAACACGCAAAGCTCTATTGTTGTTGTCTGGGAACATCAATAAAGCTATCTTGAATGCTTCTTCAGGAGTCTTTAAAAGCATTCTTGCAAATTCGACTTTTAAGGCTTGTTCTTCGTTCATTTCATTCTTGAATTGTTGTAACTTTTTTGTTTATCTCTTTTAGTGCTGTTTCAATGTTACCAAAACGATAATTCATATGATAAAATACACCAGCGATAAACAAACCAATTACAGCGGCAACAACTACAATACCGCCTCTTATTTGTGATACTTTATCTGAAATTGAATCAATTCTTTCCCAAACTTTAGTATTTCGTTCGTTGCACTGCTCTTCTGTCACCTTATCTTCTTTGCCCATCTTAACAAGGTATCTCCTTTTTAGACTTCTTTAACTTTACACCTCTGCCCCTAAAATATACAATCAACCCAATTACAGAAGCAATTGTTAAACCATAACATACCCATATCCATATTTCACTAATCCACATCAAACCCAAACCTATACCAACACTACCACCACCGAAGAAGCCTATACAAGATCCAATTGTGTCAATCAGCGCATTGTGAAAAGCTAAACAAACAGCAACACCAACAGCAAACGCAATAGCCCCCCATTCAACCATTTTAAGCCCCCTGTTGCTTAATTCGATCTGATGCATCAATTTCCAATCCATAACCTTTAATCGCTTTTGAACACCGTCTTGATAAACAGGTTGTCGCGGGTCTATCTCACCTAAAGACGGATCGTCAACCGGTAATGATTTTTTACTAATAAAACATGATGCTACAAGCAAAGCAATGGCTATAAAAACAAACAATTTCATTTTATAATGTAGCCTGAAAATCAATGAATACAAGAAAAGCCCTAGTTTTTAGGCTAGGGCTTTTTGCAGGCGCTTGAAGTCTATTCAGCTGCTTCAGTTGCTTCAACAGGCAATTCAATGCGGAAAACACGTGCACCGTTGCCTTTAGGATCGGTTTCGTCAACACGACGCACAACAAAGTTACGGGTAAGCTTGCCGTCTACTTTGTAGCGTTTCTTTGCAGCACTGACTGTACTTGCAAGATTCTTTGCAGGGTTGTCGTTTTCTTCAGTTGCGGCAACATGGAAAGATTGACCAACTTCCATCTTAGCAAAGGGATATTTACCGCCGCCTTTACCACCTTGACGGGTTCTAGGAACGGGGATTCCACTTTCAATTTCGAATACAACTTTAGTTTCAGTTGCGGTTTCAGTTTCTGGTGCTGCTGGTGTCATAGCTTCGACGCCTTGTGCTGTTACGCGGGTTGCAATTTCTCCCGCTTCGTTAATGTAGTCTTTGTTGGTTTCGACCAACTTAAGCTCTACAAGTTTCTTCAGGGGTTGACTTTTTTGTGGTACATAGACACCACTTTCGCCTGCTCCAATAATCGTTGCAAGCATTTCGGTTTGGGCTTTGGTCAGCTTCGGGGCCATGTTTCAGACTCCTTTGTTTGGTTTTTGTTTAGCCAATTATAGGCATCTAATTACAATAGTTTCAATTTAGCTTATGTCAAACGACTTTTTAAAAGTTTCCAAAAACTTTCTTGCTTCACTTACATTAACAAAATTTAAACCATTACATAAGTCACAATCTTTAGTTTCACCTAAACATTTTGGGCAACGTGTTTTGATTTCTTTACCTTCTTCTAAGATATCTGCCCACACTTCATTAGAATCACCTCCAGCGGCTTCGAAACCTCGCATATACTGGTTTGCACTGCCAAGATCCATATAACCTTCACAGTTCATGCAAACAACTTTACCCTGAGGATTCAACGGAAGTGTAACAGGATTAAACTTGTGCTGTTTGCAACAATCAAGCTTAATGCGATTGAAACGTATTGCTAGAAAACGTTCTTTAGACATTATGCTACCTTCTATACGTTTGATTCTTTAATGCATTTGGCATCGGTCTTGAAATGGGGTCTTCTTGCCGTATGCCTTCGGTTACTTCAGTTTGAATCAACGAACCGTCTGCATCATAGATTCGCTTTACAGTTCTGCTATAGTGTGGAGTTGTGCAACCTGTTAGGATTGCAATTAATACGATCAGATACTTCATTTTCTGTTTTTCCTTCTTGCTTGTTTTTGTCTTTTTCGTTTTAACTTCTTCTCACTTTTGTCTTGTGAAACTTCTTCTGCTCTCATTCGATAGCCGCGACGATAAGGATTTTGATAAGCAGATTTAAACATCATTTTGTCAATTTCCTTCTTCTTCCGATTTGTTGTAATGTTTTCTCGCTTCGTGTAAAATGTTGTGTTTGATTATATCAATAACACCTAACAATTCAGCATAAGACAAATCAGCTTCCATTGCATAACGTTCAAAAAGCCTATTGACTTCATCTATTAACTGATTAGTTGCGTCAATGCTCATAATGCCTTTTTATCTTCTCTTTAGTTATTTGTTTCAAAAGGTTGGTAACAACCTATAAAAAGTTTCAATTAATACTTGCGTTTCTGTTAATGTCGGATCTTCAACACGAACCTTAATCGAAACAGCAGCGAAGATTAACATAATTGTCAAAACAATAAAAATAATAATCTTTTCAATCTTTGTTTTCATAATACCTTTTAATCTTCTCTTTGGTTAGCTTCTTCAAGAGCGAACCTCTAGCTTGATTGCTTTGTTCAATGTAATCTGTCGAACCGCATACAGGACAATGCCACTTATCGCGTATGTGATTCTTTATCAACCTAATCTCTTCATTACAGTCTAGACAAATTACCTTATTCACCTTTTATTCTTCAACCTTATTGTTAGAGGGTTTTGTCTTTCAATACCAACAACACTTGTAGGAAAGTAAAGTCTTTGAATTTTATTAGCAACTGTTATTTTCAATTGCCAGCTTTTACCTTGCTTTAATAAAATGCCTTTATAAGTTTCTTCACTATGACAGGAAAAGACAGTTATCTTTTGGCCGACGTTCTTTTCTAATACTTCCTTGACAAGTGTTGCAATCATTATTTCATTCACTCCATTCAATATAAGTTCTTAAAACTATTGCGGCTTCTTTCCAACTATAGCATGTAACAAAACCAAAGTCAATACTATGACAGTAATTTTTAAACTTTATTTGATCGTTACTCAAACCGCCTTTGCCGCCTTCACGCTTCGGTTTAACACTTGGTTTCTTCATTTCAATATACAGACCATGACAGTTAGCTGAAGCCCATGGTAAGAAAATGTCAGCAACACCACGCTTAACACCCTCTGCTTTTAGCTGTCCGCCGCGAATAGCGCGTGTTTTAGCGTCATTGCCGCGTGATCCGCCATTCGGTACAGCATGAAGCCATTCAAGGGCAGGAACGGGCAGTGTATTGCCCATTCCAAAATTCATGTTACCGCCTTCAGACCAATAATCTGCAAACTCAAAACCTTTTTGCCTTGCAACAGCAGCATAGGCAAACAATGCAACTTGATGTGCATGCTCAGTATCAGACTTTGCTAGTTTGTCAGGTGTCATGGTTTAACGATTTCCTTTTAAAAACAAAACTAAATCTGATTGAATCTTATCAAGTTTAGCTTCAAGCTTTGTGTTTTCAAACGTCAACTTTGCGTTTTCTTCATTCAATCTATCAACTTGCGTTAAAACTACTCCTAGTTGAATATCTAACGGCGTATCTTTAACTTCTTCTTTGAGCTTGTAGCTGTAAGTTAAAGTTTTGTCCCAAATATAACGAAAATTATCTTTAATCTCAATCCAAGTTTCGTCATAAACACATACTTCACCAATCCTTTTAGGGTCAGGCTTCTCCATTCCATCAACCCAAACTTTCCATCCTTCCTTGCGAGCCTGCTTAAGGTCAGCACCGTTATGGGATTTGATAAGGGTTTCAAAAGCGGTTTCATCGTTGGGGTTTTCCGAATCAAAACTACAGTCAACGCTATTGCGAATAACAACATAATCTTTATAAAATCCAACTATTAACAACTTTTCATCATCTGAGTCTTTCCACTCTTGACCAACTTTAATTACAATTCCGTCTTTGTTTTTCATTTCTTTCTTTGCTCCTTTTGATATTGCTGTTCTCTCTTACGCCTGATTTCTTCTTGCTCATGCCATTTGTTGACAATTATTTGATTTGACTTGTGAAATCCATCAGACTTAGGTTTGTGACTTGAGTTTGTTTCTAACGGCGGGGCTTTAATAGACCTTTTCATTCATTTATCGCCTCAATAATTTGTTTTGTAACATAATTATAACCATACTTACAAGTATATGCAGCTCCAGTTGAAGTTATAATTTTGCAAGTGTTACATGAATACGACTGTATACTTTCAACAGCCTGTATGCTGTCAATACTCAATAATACCTTGCCATCTTTTATTTCAATTTCAACAAACCCGTTCATTTTTTACTATCCTTTATTGATTTTTCAAGTCTTTTAATCCAAATTTCTTGGTTGGCTATAACACACTTCTTCCGTTTCTCCTTTATCATTCGTTTCAATATGTCAATTTGATAGTCCAAGTCGTATAGTTTATCTTTTGCCATTATCATACACTGCACATACTAGCATAACGCTAAACCAAATGGTTAACAATGCTGTTAGAAGGATCATATCAGTCATCACTTCACCATATCATCATTTAAAAACTTAACAATAAAACCTAAATCAGACGACATTAAAAGCGGTGCTTCTTCTCCTTCTTTAAAAAGCGTAATAGTTCCGACACGATTCCAACAAATTATATATTTATCGTTTATTATAACTTTGTCACAATCGATTTTAACACTTGTATAAGTTGATGAATAAATATCATCAAGCGCTTTAGCAATTAAAGCTGAAATTGTCATTTCAATCAATCCTCTCTAGCTACACGATACATTTCAGCAACATCGGCTTCAATGCGATAACGTGAAGGTTTGTAGTTGTAATCAATACCAACGATTGAACCGTCATAGAGTTTAACTCTTGCAGTCCAGCAGATGTCGTTTTGTGTAATTGATACAATGTTCATTTCAAAACCTCGTTGGTTGATTGCTTTCCTTAATTATACTATACACAATTCAACAGATAGTTCAACCCCTAATTCAAATTAATTTCAAAAAGTTTTGATTTAGTGTTATAACGTCCAACTGCAACTTGCTTCGGAACTTCCTTCAAAAAACTTTGTTTAACAAGTTCTGCAATAGTTGACTTAAATCGTTTGGTGCTACCTTCTGGTGCATTACGAAATATAGAAATGTTTGCAAGCTTTCGTTGAATGAGAACATAAGAAATAATTTTATCCTCAATCATTGCAACAGTTATGTTGGAATCATAAGTTGAATAAGTTTCAACCATGCCTTTACAATACTCTTTACAAACTTCCTTTATCTTGTCTGTTGCGCTTGTTGCTTTGTAACTAGCTGCACTTAAATAGCGGTAAAACAACTTGACGTTTGTTCCATCCGGTAGCCGTTGAACCTCGATAGCTTCAGGATGTTCAATAACGACAATTGCAACCTTGCCCACATTATAAGAATCGGTCACAATGTCCCTTAGAAGGGCTATAGACAGGCTTTCAAGGCTTAAAGCGAAGCTCTGCCCCTCTGGTAGCTCAGAACAAGGTTCAAGGGCGTTAACATGGCTTAGGTAAAAATGAGATATATTTGAGGCTGAAACGTATTCCATACAGGCTCCGATTTTAGGGGTTGAAAGTACAATAGTCCAATTTAGACAGAAATCAAGCATATACTTTAAATTTTTATACTATACGAATAGAAGGTCTAACACTATACTAGTCTATTACTTAAATAAGTAATAATATAATAATAATAATATATATAATAATAGAGGAAATACTGTATATAAATAGGCTTTTAAAGTTTAAGGGTGCTTGCATATATCGTACAGGGGTACCCCCTCTTTTACTATATCTTATTATACTTGTTGATTATCAACGACTTACACACAATATGGCTATTATTATCTATTATTATTATCCGTTTTTGCCTCACAACTCATTGATTTGTAAATACTTAGCTATTATTCGAATTGCCCAAAACAGGCCGAAACAACACCTTATAAGGATTTAATGGATATAAAGCTACATCTATTTTCGAGCCTAAATCACCTAATTTAACATTATTTTTAACTTTTTATTGAATAACCTATTGAAATTAGTTTAGTAGTGTTGTATTGTAGTAGTATGGAAAGACAAACCACAACTAAGGGTAACACGATGAACTCACAAAGAACCGTCACAATCAAAACCAGAGTTGCAAAGCCATTGTGGGCTGGCGCATCTTGGAAGACTCGCAAGGATCTATCACTTGACACCATTCGCACCAAAGACCATATTGTACTATGGAGGGCTTCGAAATGAAACGAACTTTTGAAGTAAACAACCAAACATTCACAACCTGCAATGGAGCACTTGCAGCAATCAAAGCTTACAACCGTAAGAATCCCTCAAACAAGTTTGACCGGTCCAAAGGTCACAAAATCTATATTAAGGATTAAAGGAGCATGTTTGACAAAATTAGAATACTACTTAAACTCAAAGATCTTGAAGACCGTATCAAGTTTTTGGAAAGTGAAAATAAAAGCTGTTTGAATGTCGTTAACACTATCTTAGAGCGTCAAGCTATTCAAGGTGAACAAATACATAGGATAATCACTCTTATAGGAAACACACAACATAAAACCGCTGAATTAGCGGCAATTGCAGAAAGCATCGTTTCAAATCACAACTAATGGTAAAGGAGATGGGTTGATGAACCAAGTTGCAACACAAATTAGAGAACGTCGGGTTAGACGCAACAGCAATACAGCTGACATACAAGAAAAGATTCAAGCTGCTATCTTGTGCCTTGAAGCGATACAGCCCACAATACCAAACATCGGCTTGCAAAGCTATGTCAATCTCACACTGGCAACACTGAAGGACTCAAGCGTCAAGCCTGTTAAAATGCCTGATTGTAGCGAACTTAATCGGCTTAGGGAAGAAAACGAACACATGAAAATGGTTCTGAAACTAAAAGGAAAGTAAATGAAAAACTTTGCTAGAACAATCATTATCGTTGCTGTATTTTGGCTTGGTATGTGGTATGGTATGTATACAACAATAGAAATGGAGAAATTACATCATCGTATCGACAAAACTAACGCTAGTATGGCGGAAATGTACGACGAACTTAAAAAGGAAAAAGAACAATGAAAGAAGCATTCCAAGAATTTAATTTTAGAAACAAATCGCTTGTAATGATCATGCAAGCAAATAAAATTATTGAAGAGTATGAAACCGAGGGTTTAATCTTAACACTTAGACAATTATACTATCAGTTTGTTTCAAGAGATTTGTTGCCTAACACTCAACGCTCATATGACAATCTAGGAAGAACTATTTCAAATGCACGTTTAGCCGGTCTTGTTGATTGGGATGCTATTGAAGATAGAACAAGGTTTTTAAGAGGTCGCAATAACTGGTCAAGCCCCGCTAGCATGATTCGAACAATGTCGCGAGACTATACTATTGACATGTGGGAGAATCAAGAACATAGAGTTGAAGTATGGATTGAAAAAGATGCTTTAATTGGTGTTATTGAAAAGGTTTGTTTTGATAACGACATTGATTACTTCGCCTGTCGTGGATACGCTTCTCAATCAGAACTCTACAAAGCCGGTCAAAGGATGGAAGGTTATTACAATGAAGGTAAGCGCTCAATAGTAATTCATTTAGGCGACCATGATCCAAGCGGTATTGATATGACAAGAGACAATAACGACCGGTTGTGCATGTTCTCAGGTGCAGCTTGTGAGGTTGTTAGAATCGCTTTGAATTACGATCAAGTAGTACAATACAACCCGCCTCCAAATCCTGCTAAATTAACCGACAGTAGAGCTAGAGACTATATTGCAATACACGGTTCGTCGTCTTGGGAGCTAGATGCGCTTGAGCCGAAAGTGTTACAAAAGCTTATTCAAAGCACCATAGACGAATACAAAGACCCTGATAAATGGGAAGAACGAGAAGAAGTTTATAGAGACCACAAAAAGCAGCTAAGGAAGGTCGTAAGAGATTTAGAGGAATAGTTTCCCTCACCCAAAAGTTAAGCCCTTAGTTTTACAGCTAAGGGCTTTTTAGTGTTTACAAATCAAACGCTTTCATGTTAGATATCATATATGCTTTACAACCCGTTCCATAGTTCTTTTTCAAGGTAGCCCTTGGAATTTCTTCTATATCGCCCCTTTCCATTAACGTTTGTAATGCTCGTTTCAAAGCTCCTGTTGCTCCCATTCTGTCCTTTCTAAAGACTGCAACTGAAACTAGGTTTCTTTGAATGTATGAGTAAGGAATAATTTTATTGGCGTGCAAGTTTGACAATCCATCCATATAGCTTTGCACTTCTTCCCAAGGTGAAACAACAAGCTTCCTTATTACCTCACCAACCTTTGCTATCTGCCTTGTTTCATCATTGTCAACACCTATTTCACCAGAGTTTACCCTGATAAGCAGGTTTTCAGTATCAGCAGCTACAATAGACGTTGCCCATGTTGCTATAGTCGCTGTTATTGTGGGGTCATATGGATTGCAACCAACGGCAACAACGGCGGCTAATTTCATGGCCTTAACGTGTACCCTGCTCCACATTCTTTTAACTGTATCTTTGTCGGTGATGCGCTGCCTATCGTCAAATTGATTACGAAATTCGTTAAACATTAACTGAGCATCGTTTGTAAATGCAACATTAATTACTTTGTTCTGACTGTTCAACATTAATGCATTGGCACATACTTCAGATACCCGTTTAACTAAATCGAAACTAGGCACTGCGTTTAAAAAGTTTTCATTAAAATCCGGCAACTCGCCTTTGTATTCAATGCCAGTAAATCTAGGTAACAAGCCTTGTAAAATTAAGCCTTCGTGCAATCCTTCATAATATACCTCTGGACTTGAATAGCCTAATATTGAAAATGCAGGACTTAAGATTGACTTTGTATTCTTTGCTTTGTCTGCCCATATGGAAGGTAGGACTAAATTACCTAACCCGCTTTTAGTGTAAATTGATAACAAAAATCGCCTCAATCCTTCTAACGAAGGCGCTGCATTTACACTGCCCATTGCGTTTAGTGTTATTCCAAATTCATCCATAACAGAAGCAAAACTTTTAGGGCCGTTCGCCATGTAATTTGAAATGGCTTGAGGTGATGCGATTTCAGCCGGTCCTCTAAAGTCACTTGCACAAGGAACCGCTTTAGTAACTTCAGCAAATATCTTATCAATACCTGACGGCATTGCTTCTTTTCCTACTCCACTTTTCGCAATCAACATTATATACTGATTTAAGCCCGTTCCTGATACATTGTAAGCTCTGCCCACAATACCCGACATCATGCCGACAGCACCCGCTAGGGCGATTTCTGGAACCGGTCTAGGGGCTTGTTCGTAGATATACTTGGCTATCTCACCAACCAAGCCGGGCGGAACGCTGTAGATATCATTGGAAGGCTTCAAAGTTGCTGGAATTGGCTGTTGTACTGTCTCAATATTCACCCTTTCATTAAGACTTGCTGCCTGTTCTTCATCTTTTTGTTTGTTGACTTCAATTGCCTTTTCAAGCTGATTTTGTAAACCGCTGATATCAATAGGAGGTAACAACCTATCAAAACAACGGTCTAGCATCCATTTCATATAGTCGTTTCGTTTTGCTTTATCGCGTTGCCCTAATTGAGATGCTCTAAACATTCTGCACGTTTGAGCTCTGTTTTCACTATAAAAAGCAATGATATCGACTAATGCAAAATCAGCCTCAGATTGTGATTGATAGTAAGACTCCCAATTTCCAGAATACAGGTTAGTAAACTTTTCACCATTAGCTGCATTAGTAGCACTGTTTAATATCTCTTCATCTGTGTGTTTTGCTTCTGCCAAACCTGCATAAACAACTGTTGCTTTATCACCTGCCCCCATTTCAGTCCATAACACATTTAACAGTTGGTTATGATCGTTTATGGGCGCATTTCTGTATACATCGCCGGTCATTGTCATATAACGACCAGACGAATATATTTCTACCATTGACCTTTTTCTACCAGCAGGTACAGCCCCTTTTACAATGATATGTAAACCCTTACCACTTGGCGACTTTTCAGCGAAACTATCAAACTGTTGAAAGATTTTCGTTTGACGTTCTATGATTGTTTGATCACCGTTGGAATCATCTAAATCAATGAATGCAAAAGGGTCATTGTCTGTTAAGACGAATCCTATTCCATTATACCAATGTGAGGTAGTAACAGAATGCACTGCTTGATCAAATGAACACCACGTTTCAGGTACGTTTACGTTTGCGTGCCTTCCTGTTGTAGCTGAATAGGGGACTTTAGTTGGTTTTTTGCTGTCTAGGTCTTCGTATCTCCAGACAACAAACTGCTTAAACAACCTCATTTCGTGAGGGATATTGTCGAACATTAAACAGACCTTTATTTTTTACGCGACAGATATTTAGTCAACGTCTCAATCTGTTTTACTCCGGGGTTGTTGATAGCACCTTTTGAAAATGCCCTTAACCAAGACTCTGTTAGAATGGTGTCACGGGCAATCTGTGCAAAGGTTAAGTTGTGAGGTCTGCTCTTCAATAGTTCTAATGCTTTAATATGTAACGTTAATTCCACTCTTTAGCCTCTCAATTGTGGGTATTTTGGTTTTGTATGCATTTAACATAACCGCAATTTAATATCTTTCAAGGGCAGCGATTGACATTAGCAGAATTAGCGTTACTGTAGGTTATTACAGCCCCGAATGACCAACTAAAAAGGAAAGAAGATGCTCAAATTTAAGAAACTGAACGAATTGGCGAAACTACCTCGTTATGCAACCGAAGGCGCTGCTTGCTTCGACATGTCAGCTTCAATTGAAGAACCTGTATTTATTTTACCCGGTCAATCTAAGACAATTTCAACGGGGTTAGCCGCTGAAGTTCCTAACGATTGCGTAATGCTTCTTTTCAGTCGTAGCGGTCATGGCTTTATACACAATATTCGTATGTCTAACTGTGTTGGTGTAATCGATTCAGACTATAGAGGCGAAATCAAAGCGTCAATCTACAACGATTCTCATGAAATGTTTACTGTAGAACCGGGTGAACGAATTGTTCAAGCTATGATTGTCTTTACACCGCAAGTAGCGATTGAATTGGTTTCTGAACTCAGTTCAACTGAACGTGGTGAAGGTGGATTTGGTTCAACTGGAAAATAATTTCAAAAACTTTCATTGAAGGGCTTGCAAAAGCTTTTGTTGAAGTTATAGTATAAGTAGAAACCAAAACAAAGGAGTTTCAAAAATGATCAACGTCACAAACAAAGAAACCGGCGAAGTCACAAGCTACAGCGAAGAAGAATTCGAAAACGAACGTAACCGCTTGTTGGCAATTTGGGATGAATCGAAAAAAGCGCTTGAAGTTGCTAAAGAAAACGAAAT